AAAAAAGACAGTTGCAATGGGATTAAAGTTTGATTCTAGGTGGGAAGCAGAGCGTTGGGGTCAGCTAAAGTCTATGGAAAGAGCTGGTGTAGTTGACCAATTAGACAGACAAATTAAATACGAATTAAATGTAAATGGTCAAAAGATATGCAATTATATTGCTGACTTTACATATTTATTAGTAGATGAAAACGGTGAATCTAAATTCATTGTAGAAGATGCAAAAGGTGTATTGACACCTGAATTTAAGCTAAAGAAAAAACTTATGTTAGCTATTCATAACATTGACATTTTACTTACTTTCAAAAAAAAATAACAAATATTGTTGACAAACTGGTTTACAGTTCCTATTTTAGAGTTTCTAGCAACTTAAATATACGGAAGGAAGGTCAATGAATGCCGAAAAAATGTTTCATAATTCTATTGAATCTCTTTATCATTATAAAGAGGATCTAAAAAAAGAATTAGATAAAGTCAAAGAAAAGATAAATAATCTTAACATTGTGTTAGCTGAAAGGTATCAGAATGATGCTCGTGACAGACTAGCTGATGATGGTAAAGATTACGGAACAGTAACTATTAATGAAGATGGTTATAAGGTCAAAGTAACATTAAGCAAGAAAGTTACTTGGGATCAAGAAGGTCTCGCTGTTGCATTTACAGAAATGCAGCCTGATGACGCTAGGCACTTTGCAAAGTTAACTTATTCTGTTGAAGAAAAGAAATACAATGCAGCTCAACCAGCGATCAAAGCTAAGTTACAAGAACATAGAGTTGTTGAACTTAAAGGCACAACCATAGATATATCAGTTTAGGAGGATTGTATGGGATTAAAGATAATAACAGCCGAAGAGCGTTTGGCTGAAAAAAAAGGTCATAAGATTGTTATTTGTGGTCAAAGTGGCGTTGGTAAAACTACACTAGCAAGAACTTTGGATTCACAAACAACATTGTTTATGGACTTAGAAGCTGGAGACGCAGCTATTGAGGGGTGGATGATCGACATGGTAAGACCACAAACATGGGCTGAATGTCGTGACTTCGCTTGTTTTTTAGGTGGTCCTAATCCAGCTTTAACTGACGACCAACCTTACAGTAATGCTCATTACGATTATGTAAAATCGTTATACGGTGATCCATTAGAAATGATGAGCAAATACGATAGCATATTTGTTGATAGTATTACTGTAGCAGGTCGTTTATGTTTTCAGCATTGCATGGGTCATGCTGATAATAAATCAGAGAGAAGTGGCAAGGTTGATACTCGTGCTGTGTATGGTATGCACGGCAGAGAGATGATGTCTTGGCTTACTCACTTGCAACATATTCGTAGTAAGAATGTAATTTTCGTTGGTATTCTTGATGAGAAAGTTGACGATTATGGTCGTAAAATATTTGAACTACAAATAGACGGCACTAAGACTGGTCGTGAACTTCCAGGAATTGTTGATGAAGTTATCACAATGGCAGTTTTGACTGGCGATGAGAATACAGGCACATACCGTGCTTTTGTATGTCAGACGTTAAATGAATGGGGGTATCCAGCAAAAGATAGATCGGGCAGACTCGATGTATTGGAAGAGCCGCATTTAGGCAAACTACTGACTAAAATGAGTGGTGGGGTAAAGCAGTCAGAAAGAGAATTGACTTTTGTTGACCCTGCTAATGTAACGTCCAGCAAAGAAGGAGATATGAATAATGCTTGACTTAAATGATGTTTCCATGAGCGAAACAAATACCGAGTTTGAATTGATTCCTGAAGGAACGATTGCTCGTGCCATTCTTTTAATTAAACCTAACTACTTAACACTAGAGGAGTTTTCTAACACACCGATGTTTAAGGAGTCTCCACATTCAAGTGCGAAGTATATAGAGGCTGAATTTACTATCGTTGGTGGTAAGTTTGACAAGCGTAAGGTTTGGCAAAATATATTTTTTGATGGAGATGCTAAAAACGATCAAGGCATTTCTAAGGCAAGAGTAAATGGTCTTAGAACTTTACGTCTTTTAGTTGATAGTATGCTTGGTCTTGACCCTAAAGACGTTTCACCTGAATCTAATAATAAGAGAAAGATTCCTGGTGTTGATGCTCTTCAAGGTCAGGAGTTCTGTATTAAAATTGGTATTGAAAAAGGTACTAATGGATATTCAGATAAGAATAAGATGGTCAGCCCAATAGCTGCAGATCATAAGGAATATATTCCTAGTGGTCATGCACCTCAAGCTGCTGCTCCTATTCAACAGAGCAATCCAACATCTGAACCCCAAGCTACCACGGCAGGTAGTGTAGTGCCACCTTGGGCATCTTAAAGGGTAACTTATTTCTAGCGGCAAGACTTTCCTTCGTCTGCTAGAACTCGTTTGGGTAGTACGAGCGCCGCCAAACTACCCACTTCATCTAGCCATGAAAGGATAATTAATGATACTTAGACCATACCAAAAGATAGCAGTTGACGATGCTTCTATTGCTCTTACCAAACACAAAAACACTATTGTTGTCGCTCCAACGGGAGCAGGTAAGACAATCATGCTTTCAGCTTTAGTTGGTAAAAGATACAAGCAAGGCAAAAAGATTTTAATCTTGCAGCATCGTGACGAGTTAGTCAGGCAAAACAGAACAAAGTTTTCAAAGGTAAATCCAAAGATAACAACAAGTGTAGTAGATGGATCAGAGAAAGATTGGTCTGGTGAAACTATATTTAGTATGGTGCAGACGCTTTCAAGACCGAACAATTTAGAAAACATGTGTGACTTTGACATGGTTGTAGTTGATGAAAGTCATCATGCAATAGCAGAAACATATACAAGAATTATTGATAGAGTTAAAGAAGCTAACAATTCAGTTGAGATAGTTGGCTTTACAGCGACTCCTAATCGTGGAGATAGAAAAGGTTTACGCAGCATATTTAATAATTGTTCGCATCAAATAGAAATCACAACATTAATTCGTGAAGGTTTTCTCGTACCACCAAAGACATTTGTTGTTGATGTTGGTGTCAGACAAGAATTAGAAAATGTTCGCAAAACCATATCTGATTTTGATATGGGTGAAGTTGAGCGTATTATGAACAAACGAGCCATTAATGAGCGTATTGTTCAGGAGTGGCAAGAAAAAGCTATTGATAGAAAAACAGTTGTTTTCTGTTCTACCATTATACATGCACAAGATGTATGTGACGAATATCGTAGAGCTAACATTAGAGCTGAATTGCTTACGGGTGATACTCCAAGTGATGAAAGACAAAAGATATTATATGATTTAGAACATGGAGATGTTCAGGTCGTTGTTAATGTTGCTGTGCTTACCGAGGGGTTTGACGCTCCACCAGTTAGTTGCATTGTTTTAACAAGACCATGTTCATACAAATCTACAATGGTGCAGATGATTGGTCGTGGCTTACGAACAATAGATCCCGAAGAACACCCTGGAATTATCAAAAGAGATTGTATAGTTTTAGATTTTGGAACAAGTGTACTTACACATGGATCGTTAGATGAAACAGTTGATTTAGAGGGTTCAGAGGCTCGAGGAACAGGTGCTGCTCCTGAAAAAACATGCCCACAATGCGAATCAGTTGTGCCATTATCATCTCGTGAGTGTCCTTTATGTGGATATGAGTTCGGCAAACAAGATAAAGAAGTATTAGAAGACTTTATTATGACCGAAGTTGACCTTATGGATAGATCGCCTTATCGTTGGGTTGATCTATTTGATAATGGACGTTGTATGAGTGCTAGTGGATTTAATGGCTTTGGGTTAGTTGCACACTTAGATGATGTGTCTATAGCCCTTGTAAAGCGTTCTAATGGACGATTAAGGGTGGTTAGTGTTGGTACTAAAGAACAAGCCATAGCATCTGCTGATGACTTCCTAAGAGAGATTGAGGATAGTGACGGTGCAAGAAAAGGTAAAAGATGGTTGAATGAAGCTGTAACACCTAAACAAACACAAGCATTAAAGAACTGTGGTATAACAGTTAGAGTTATGGATTTTAGTTGGAACAAATATAAGGCTGCTTGTTGGTTAAATTATTTGTGGAACAAGAGAGATATAGATAATAAAATCATAAGTATAGGAGATAAAAATGAATCGTAGTGAAGCATTAAAAAAAGCAGAACAATTGATTAATGGTGCTAGGGCAAGAACACATGGTGATGCGAAAGATACACATGAATCAATAGCTAAAATTATGAATGTATTGTGGAGACATAAGTTAAAATCAGATCTTACATTTGAAGATATGTATAAATTTTTTATGGTTGGTAAATTAGTAAGAGATTCACAAAATTCAAAGAATATTGATAATCCTATAGATATAATTGGTTATGGTGCTTTATGGGCAGAGGGAAAAGATGCAAAGAATAACACTCAATTATAAAATAAATATATCTAATGAGGTTGGCATTCAAGATGTTGTTGATGGATCAATGTTTTTGCATATATCTGGTATAAATAGTGAACATGAACTTATGAATGAAGTAACAGAGGCTATGGAAAACATTATGGAAGAGTTAGGCTATGATATATTAGGTGGTT